AAAGCGAAGCGCGCGCCATCCTCGCCGACTACGACATCACGCCGGACGCGGCGATCGCCCTGGCATCACATGCGACCGACCTGCGCCACGGCGGCATGGGATGCTTTGTGGAAATCCTCGCCCTGTGCCTGAAGAGCGTTGACGGCGGCCCGATCACGATGGAAACCGTTGCAAGCGCGCGCAAGTACAAGCTGCTGTTTTAGGAGGAGGGACTGCTCGTGGAAATCACCATAACTTTGTTCCTGATTTTGCACCAGATTATCATCGCTTCGATCACGCTGATATCCGCGATCGCGGAGCTGAAAAAGAAGCAATGGTATAGCGCCCTTGTGTGCATCATCCTCGCAGCCGGGGCAGGCGTGAGCGCTGCGTGGATTGTACGGGCCGCTGAAGCGTTGTACTGAAGAGCCGCGAAAGGAAAAGGAAGTGATGTTGTGGCCGCGCTCGACTGGATTGCCCATCAGTGGCAAATCAGCGGAAACCCCGCCTGGCTAAAGGCGATCATGACCATTGGAGCGCTGACAAGCATGATCTGGCTGGTATGGCTGCTGGCAGACAGCGCCTACCGTCTCGCCAAAATCGCCTGGGCATCGCGCCCAAAACGCAAAAGGAGGAAACGACATGGCACGTACCCGATTATCCGACACAGGGATGCCGCTCGATTCATGGGATGCGGTGGATATGACCTTAGCCGAGATCGGTGAGCACGAGCGCGCGGTAGAAGCGATTGAAGCCCAAATGCAGGCGGACATCGCGGATCGCAAGCTTGCAGCTGAAATCGCGGCGTCGCCGCACCAGCAACGCATCGTTGAGCTTGGCGCGCTCATCAATCGCTTCGTGGACGAACACCGCGATGAGATGGACGGCAAAAAGACCAAGGTGCTGACCTTTGGCAGCACCGGCTATCGCAAGAGCACGAAGGTGCTGCTCCCGCGCGCGCAGGGTAAGATCCGGGAAATCATCGCATCGCTTAAGGCGCGCGGCATGACGGATTGCATCGTCGTGCCTGCGGAGAAGATCGACAAGGATGCGCTGAAGAAGTATCCGGCAAACGAAATCATGGGCGTCGGCGCGAATCTTCACGCTGAAGATATCTTCTGGTACGAGGTTGACCGAGAGCGCCTTGCGCAAAAGCAGTAAGGAGGCGAATAGCCATGCAGGCCACCACGACGCCGAGCGCGATCAGCGCCGGACAGCTGAAAATGATTTACGGACTTGCCCGCAGGGCCTCTGTCGACAATGATACCCTGCATGCCCTGGTGAGGAGCCTCACGCGCAAGGATAGCATCAAAGCGCTGACCTCGTACGAAGCAAAGCGCGTCATCGACCGCCTGCAAGTGCTGGCCGGCCAGGAGAAAACCAGCCAGCCGAACCGTGCGACCGGCGATCAGATCGTCTATATCTACGGTCTTGAGAAGAAACTCGGCTGGCGCGAGGATCCGCAGCGCCTGCGGGCTTGGCTGGAGAAGCGCTACAAGGTAAGCCACGCGCGGTTCCTGAGCGATACGGACGCGCGAAAATGTATCGAGGCCATGAAAGCGATGCTGGCGGGCGGACGCGGAGAAAGGAAGAAGACGGATGATGATGTCCAGTGATTGGATGCAGGAAGTGACAGCCGACATGCTGCCGGATCAGTACCGGAGCATGGCCGAAACGATCGGCGTAGACAATTTGCTTCGCCTCATGATAGAATTCGGCGGGACATACCACTACATTCCCAAGGCGGATGCCCTCATGCGAAACATCCGCGACCGGCGCATCGTCGCCGATTACAACGGCTACAACCTCAAGCAGCTCGCGTATAAGTACCAGCTCAGCGAGGTTGCCATCTACAACATTTTGCGGGGTTCGCAAAACGCCATACTTGATGGCCAGCTTTCTCTGTTTGACCAGGAAGAAGTGTCTTAAGCGCTTAAGAGGACGCGACCGGCACCCCGATGCGATAATACCAGTGCGGCAAGACCGCGCTGGTATTTTTATATAGTGGAGGCTGCTGCATGGAAGGCTGGGCAGGGTGGATCATTCAGATCGTCACGACGCTGGCGGTCGGCATCATCGGCTTTTTCATCAAACGTACGCTGTCTCATCTTGAAAAGGCAAGCGAACAGCAGGGCAAACGGTTGGACAAGCTGGAGGATGACTATCACAAAACCCTCGAGGCCCTGCCGTTGAATTACGTTTTACGCGATGACTTCATCCGCACAGTCGCCCGTCTCGACGATAAGCTTGACAAAATCCTGGATAAAATATCGGAGCTGAAAGGATAGGGATACCATGGCAGAGAGCATGCAGGCCAAGGCAAACAAGCGCATACGTGGAGAAATCCTTATCCTCGCCAAAAGCGGCTATCCGATTCCCGTAGAAATCCGCACGCTGGCATCGTCCCTCCTCGACCGCAATATCACAACGACGTCTGAAATCACGCCGCATATCGATTACCTCGTCGGCAAAGGTTATTTACAATTCATCGACCAGGACGCGATTGAGCGATTGCTTAAAGGCATCATCTCGCCCAACGCTTTCGTGAAGTTGACACCCAAGGGCGTCGACCTCATCGATGGGCACATCGACGCGGATCCGGGAGTGGATGCGTAATGGCTGGCCGTTCGCGGGTACGCTCGCGAGTAGACGAGCTCCCTGAGCATGGGCGCATGCGCCTGAACGAAATGCTGGCCGACGTGTCGTATACCTATCAGGACATCGTCGACGAGCTGGAGCAGGACGGTTACGAGATCAGCCGCAGCGCCGTCGCCCGGTACGCGGCGCGGCACAACGCCAGCGCCATGCGCTTAAAGCAAGCGCAGGAACAGACCACGGCGTTACTCAATGTCTTCAGGGAAAACAAGGACATTGAATCGACCGAACTGGCTGTTGCGATCCTGACCGACGGCATCACGCGGCGCATCGCCATGGCGGATGAAGAGTATGAAGACATTCCGCTAGAAAAAGCCGGTCGGCTGCTTGTGCAGCTGCAGCGCAGCAGCGTATACAAGGAGCGCTGGGCCAAGCACCGCGAAACGCTGGTCGCCAGCGTCGAGCAAAACATCATGCGACGCATGCGCGAACTGCTGAAGGATATGCCCGATCTGCTTGCGCAGCTGCAAACCGTGGTGGCCGAAGCCGCCGCAGAGGAGATGAGACGGGATGATGCGTAGCTGGTACGTCCTGCGCGTCATGACCGGCAAGGAAGCCGCCGTCGCAAAAAAGATCAATGGCGGCATGGAAGCCGCGCACCGCGACGCATTCGCGCTGGTTCCGATCCGCGTACTCAATGAATGGAAGAACGGCATCAAACGCGAGGTGCGGCGAACGGTTTTCCCCGGCTATGTGTTTGTTCGCACAAACATGACCGCCGATCGCTACTACACGATGCAGGCGATTCCGCACGCGATCCGTTTCCTGAAAGAGGATCATGGCGCGCCCGCGCCGATCCCCGAGGAGCAAATGGCCGTGGTACTCATTCTCGCCAACGGAGGCAGGGAATTCGGGATATCCCATGGCGCGCGCATCGGAGGCACAACCTGCATCCGGGACGGCCCGCTAAAACGCCTGGCATCGCGCATCGTGCGCGTGGATGCCCATAGGGGCCGGGCGACGGTGGCGATTCCGCTCCTGAACGAAACGAAGGAAATCGACCTTGGCATCGAACTCACAGACAGCTTCGCGCCCGCATCGGCTGATTCGTCGCCATGCATGGCAACAAGCGATTAGGAGGCCGCACAACCGACAAGCGAATGCCGGGCGGCGAAGCTATGACAGGATGCCGCGCAAGGCGGCGAGCGGTGCAAGGCCGCGCATCCTGACCACGGGCAGGCCCCGGAATGGCGGAACAGCCCGAAAGCTCGTGTGGGCCATTCCCTTTGCGCGGAGGCAATCGCGCTCGTTATCCTCCTTTTTCTTGCGGCACATGGGCGCGCCAACGTCCATGTGCCAAATTTATGAAGCCGCATGCGTGGGCGTAAACACGCCCGTTCACTGCGCGCGTGGGTAAATGCGCCCGCG